TCTCGCTGTGCTCGGCTCGGCGAAGAGCCTGGCCGAGGAGATCGGGCTGCCCGAGTCCGCCAAGGGCGATCTCGACGCCCAGGGCCGCCACCAGGTCCGCGAGCGGATGAAGTCGCTCGGGCTGCAGGTGGTCGAGTCGCCGGAGTTCAAGGCGATGCTCAAGCCGTTCACCGCTGACGACGGCGGCGTTCGGATCGGCGAGAAGACCCGCATCCAGTCCGATCCGATCAGCATCAAGGGCCTGTTCGTCGGTGGAACTGACACCAGCGCTGGCGCGTTCGTAGTCAACGAGCAGACCGGAATCGTCGAGATGCTGGGCCGCAAGCAGCTCAAGATCCGCGATCTGATCTCGGTGCGCCGCACCGGCTCGGACACGGTGGAGTACGTCGAGCAGACGTCGCACACCAACAACGCCGCGGTGGTGCCGGAGGCGACCAGCTCGGCTGCGCCTGCGCTGCCCGCACTGGACGGCAATGCGCTCAGTGCTGGCGCGGCGCTGGTGAACAATCCGGACGGCGGTTACAAGCCCGAGGGCTCGTGGGCATTCGTTCGGCGCACGGCGGTCGTGAAGACCATCGCCGAGTGGGTGCCAGCCACCAAGCGCGCGCTCGCTGACGTGGCGCAGCTGGAGGGTCTGATCAACGACGAGCTCCGCGCTGACATCGCGGAGGCCGAGGAAGGCCAGATCCTGGCTGGCGACGGCTCGGGTGAGAACTTCACTGGTATTCGGAACTGGTCGGGTATCCAGACTCAGTCGTTCTCGACGGACCTCTTCACCACGGTTCGTAAGGCGATCACGAAGGCGCGCACCGTCGGTCGCGTCAATCCGAATGGGATCCTCGTCTCGCCGGCCACGGCGGAGCAGATCGATCTCACCAAGGACGGCGAGAACCGCTACTACTACGGCGGTCCGTCGGCGATCGGCCCGCGCACCTTGTGGGGTGTGCCGGTCATCGAGTCGGAGACCCAAGCGGATACCGACGTCATCGTCGGCGACTTCTCGAAGGCAGTCCTGTGGGACCGGGAAGACACCACCGTGACGATCAGCGACTCTCACGCTGACTTCTTCATCCGGAACATGGTCGCGATCCTGGCCGAGGAGCGGGCGGCGTTCGCCGTCACGCGGCCGAAGGCCTTCGTCAAGGCAGCTCTGTCCTGACGTGTCGCTGTTCAATTCGGGCTCGGCCGGGGCAACTCGGCCGAGCCCGACCCAACAGGAAGGCGGTCCCATGGGACTGAAGGAATACGACGTCTACATCAACGGCCGCGCAACCACGGTGCAGCTGTCCGACGAAGACGCGCGGAATCAGGGTCTGCTCGACAGCGAGGTGGACGAAAACGCCGAACTGCGTGCCAAGTTGGCCGCGGCTGAAGCCAAGCTGGCGGCTATCGAGACCGCCGAGAAGGTAGCCGAGGGCGAGGCGAAAGCTGCTGCAGCTGCGGCGAACAAGCAGGCGCCCGCCCCGCAGAACAAGGGCGGAACTGCGGCAGCCAGCAAGGGCAATGGCTGATCTGTCGCTGGCCACCGTCGAGCGGTACACGTCGGGCCGGTTGGCGGCGGACGCTAAGGAAACGAAGCGTCTGCTGTCTGCCGGCCTGTCGGCTGCTCGGCGGTTCTGTGGCTGGCACGTCACCTACATCGAGGACGACGAGGTGACGCTGGACGGGCCGGGAACGCCGCTGCTGGTGCTGCCGACGTTGCGGCTGGTCGAGCTGACGAGCGTCGTCGAGAACGACGTCGAGCTGGACGTGGCCACCGAACTGCACGTGTCGCCGCGCGGCCTGGTGCGCAAGCGATCCGGCGCCTACTGGTCGGGGAACTACGGGGCGATCGTCGCCACGATGGCCCACGGCTTCGATGCCGCAGACGATTTCAACGCCGCGGTGCTGTCGTTCGTCGACCGGACGTCTCTGGCTGCTACCGGTGGCCGGCCGAAGGTTGTTGGCCCGTTTCAGTACGACTCTGAGGCGATGGCCGACGGCTCGGCATTCAGCGTGGCCGAGCGCTCATTACTCGAGCGATTCCGTTTGGAGTCGGCGGCGTGAGCGAGCAAGTGATCCGCCATCGCGGCGGCGGCCGGGACGAGAACAGCGAGCTAACCGAGCCGGTCGATACGCCGCTGACGGCTATGGAGATCGCGCCGGGTGGCGGCTCGAAATACGCCGAGCGATCGCGCGAAGGCGAGTCGATCGCGTACACCGTCTACTTCATGCCCGGGGTCGACCTCACCAACCGCGACGAGCTGACGGTCCGCAATCAGCGATTCAGCATCATCGTGAACGACTGGCGCTCGGCTGGCCGCGGCGGCCTCGAAGTGCTGTGCACGAGGAGCCAAGGGTGACGTTCAAGCTGAACCGTGCCGGCGGCGCCGAGGTGCTCAAGCAGCTCGCCGCGCCGGCTATCAACGCGCTGGCCCACAAGATCGCCGCCCAAGCTGGCGCCGACGCCGAGGTCACTGAGTACACCACCGACCGTGCTGCCGCCTCGGTGGCGGTGCCGGCCGAGCAGCAGGCCAAGGATGGCGTGCTGACCCGAGCAGCTGCCGCGGCTGGTCTCGAAGTGCGAACGAAGTGACCGACCGCGAGCCTGTCGACGTGGCACGGCTGGTCAAGGATTGGCTGAAGGCCGATCTCGCGGGACGCTTTCCGGAGCTGAAGGTGCGCCTGGAGCTGCCCGCCGATTGGTCTCTCGGATCGGCGCCGGTCCTGGTCGTCGCTGATGACGGCGATGCGCTGGGCATGTGGCCGGCTGCGACGTCGCCGACGATCCGCGTGACGTCGTGGACGTCGGGCCGGAATCGCACCTACGTGCACGCGGCGCTAGCGCGGCTGCTGGGCGCCCGCATCCCCGGTATCGCGTCGGTGCTGCCCGGGACGGGTGTGCTCGATGCCCGCGATTCGAAGACCAAGGGCGACCTGTCGTCCTTCACGGTGCGCGCTCGCGCCCGCACTGCAGTACCGCAGTAGATCACCTGCTGCGCGATTAGTCGCCTCGTCCGTCCGGGCGGGGTTCTGTTGGCCCGCAAGGGCATTGGATAGCCCTTGAAGGAGGGAACACGCAATGACTACCGAAGCGATTAACCCTGATGCCACTCTGATCCCAGATAAGGCCGAGGTCTGGCTGCTGCTGGCCGAAGATGTCACCGACATCGCCACGAAGATCCCCGCGACGGCGGGCGCTGACCTCGTGGCGCTCGGCTGGGAATTCTCTGGCCTGATCGACGACAAGAAGGGCATTCCGCTCGACCCGACAATCGAGGTCAAGGAATACGACGCGTTCGGTCACCCGCAGTTCCGGGTCAAGCTCAAGAAGGGCAAGCTCAAGACCGGATTTACCGCGCTGGAGACGAACGAGGCCACGAGGAAGATCGTTCTGCCGGGCTCAGCGTCGAACAAGGTTGGCGCACCGAAGAACGTGCAGGTGTACGTGCTGTATCGGTTCGTCGACGAGGACGTCGCTGGCGGGAGCAAGGTGTGGGTCTCGCTGCGGCCCGCGCCGGTCGAACTGAAGTCGCACGGCGGCATCATCGAAGGCGAACTGTCGTTCGCGGAGATGGTCGTGCATCACACCGTCGACGCGGCCGGTGACGTATTCCAGACTGTCGGCGGTCTGCCGTTTACCGTCGTGATCACTCTTGGCTCCGGTCTGACCGCGTACATGGTGACCGTGAATGGCGAGGCGACGACGGTGATCTCGACGCTGACGTCGGCTGCGCTCCAGACGGCGCTGCGGGCATTGGCGAGCATCGGCAGCTCCGGTGTGACCGTCAGCGGTTCCGGCTCGGGTCCGTTCACAGCGGTGTTCACTGCCGGGGTGTCGTCCATCTCTGCGGCCGGCACCGGCGGCACCGTCACTGTCGCGTAACCGATTTCGTCACTCGCGGCCCCGGGCAAGGCTGATCCCTTCGCCCGGGGCCGCGATCCGCTCTGCCTATCCCACCCAACCCCCCATATCGAGGAGCTGCCCCCGTGACCGCAACGACCAGATCGCGAGTTCCCGCCAAGAAGGCGCCGACCCCTAGGAAGAAGCCATCAGCGGCTGCGCGGGAGGCCGAGGCCGACGACGGCTTCGTGCACGTTCAACACTGCGGGATCGAGCTGCGGATCCCCGTCGGCGGCAAGGTTCCCCTCGCGGCAATGGACGCGTTCCGGAACGGCGACAACTTCGAAGGCACCAAGCGCCTACTCGGCAAAGTGCAGTGGCAGCTCATATGTGACGCCGAGCTGACGGCTGCCGACCTCGACGAGCTGGGCGACAAGCTTGTGGAGGCTCAGGGAAACTAGGCGGCCTCGGTCGCCTGCTCGATGAGTATGGCGACGAGATCGAGGCTGACCTGCAGCGTGAATACAACATCGACCTAGTCGACTTCTACCGCGGAACCCTGTCGGCTCGCCGGCTGGGCGTGTTGGTTCGCGGACTATCGGTCGACTCGTCACTAACCCGGGCACTCAACGGCGGCCGGCGGCCATGGGGCCAGGTCGAGCACCTGATCGCCGACCTGTGGGTGGTGTTGGTGAAGATCCTCAACCCGAAGAGCCGAGTTAGCGATCACCCGACGCGAGCCGAGTTCGAAGCCAAGGCCGCCGCAGCAGCCATGCGCGCTCGGGTCGCTGAACTGAGGAAGACATTTGAAAGACGCAAGCGCACATACGGATTGGGGGTGAAGTGACATGACGACAATCGGTTACGCCGTAATGCCGGTCATTCCGTCACTCGACGGCGTCTCGAAGTCGATCGACAAGCAGCTGGGATTCTTGCCCGGCCAAGGCAAGTCGGTGGGCAAGAAGCTCGGCGCCAGCATCGCCGAGGGCGTGCGCGCCGCTGAGGCGGATGTCAAGCGCGCGTTCGACAATCAGGCGAAGTTCGCCGATCGCGCCGCGGACGCCACGGGCAAGCTGAAGGTCGCGCAGGCCGGATACCAGGATCTGATCGAGAAGGGCATTCAGTCGGGGCAGCGGTACGAGCGGGCCAAGGCAGCGGTCGAGAAGGCCACCCGCGACGAGACCCGCGCGACCCGCGCCGCGGCGGATGCGCTCAAGGAATATGAGAGCGCGCAGAAGTCCGCGGCGTCGGCCGGCGACAAGCTGGGCAACGGGTTCGGCGCCAAGCTCAAGGGCCTCGCTGGCGGTGCACGCTCGGGCGGTATCGAGGCCGCGTCCGGCTTCGTCGAGGGCTTCGGTGGCCCGATCGCTGCGCTCGGCACCAAGGCCGGCCCGATCGGCGTGGCATTGGCTGCTGCTGTCGGGCTGGGTGCCCTGGCTGGCGGGTTGTTGGCCAAGCAGGTTCTGTCGGGCCTGGATCAGCTGCAGTCGCAGGCCAACGTCGCTGCCAAGCTTGGCCTGTCGCCCGAGCAGATGCGGCCGATCGCGGACGCTGCGGCGAAGGCCTACGCCGGCAACTTCGGCGAGTCGATCGAGGCCAATATGGACGCCGCCCGCGCGGCGATCCAGAGCGGCCTACTCGACCCCAACGCGACCCGGGCGGACGTCCAGGCCATGGTCGAGCAGCTGTCGACGGTCTCGGATGTCATGGGCGAGGAGATCCCCGCCGTGGCGCGGTCGGCGTCGCAGGCCATCAAGACGGGCCTTGCGACCGACGCAACGGGCGCCATGGATCTGCTCGTGCGGGCGACTCAGAACGGCCTCAACGTCTCCGAGGATCTGCTGGACACGGTGGACGAGTACGGAACGCAATTCCGCAAGGTCGGCCTGTCCGGCGACGAGGCGTTCGGACTTATCGCTCAGGCCGCCAAGGGCGGTGCCCGAGACACCGACGTCGCCGCTGACGCGATCAAAGAATTCACGCTTCAGGTGATGGACGTCGGCAACAAGGATGTCGGAGCCGCCTTCGACGCTCTCGGGCTCAACGTCGACACCATGCAGAATCGCTTCGCCCAGGGCGGCGATACCGCCAAGCAGGCGATGATCGAGACCCTCGACCGCGTGCGGGCGCTCGATGACCCGCTGAAGAAGAACACCGTCAGCCTCGGCCTGTTCGGCACGAAGGCCGAGGACATGGGCGCCGCGCTCGGCGCGCTGGATCTCAGGACCGCAGTCCAGCAATTCGGCGAAGTCGATGGCGCCGTGAAGCGCGCCGCCGACACGATGGGCGGCACGGGCGCCAGCTCGATCGAGAGTGCCAAGCGGTCCGTCGAGGTCGCGGTCGGCAAGGTCCAGCAGGGCCTCGGGGCGGCCTTCGCCCCCGCGCTCACCGGCCTTAGCTCCTGGGTCTCTGATCACTCGGACGAGATCCTCGACTTCCTCACCGGCATCGGCGAAGTGACGTTGCGGGGGTGTCAGATCGCGGTGAACGCGCTGGGTCAGCTGGTGAAGGGCGTCTCGACTGTCGGTACGGCCCTCGGGGACCTCGCGGGCTTCGCGCTCCAAGGCATGGCAGCGCTCGAAGACGCATTCGGCGACAAGGACGTGGCTGCCGGCCTTCGCAAGAACGCAGAGGAAGCATTCAGCTTCGGCGAGGGCCTGGACGGCATCGCCGACAAGATGATGCACTTCTCGGCCGACGACATGATCGCCGACATGAAGGCGGCAGCCGCGGCGTCAAAGGAAACGCAGGACAAGATCGAGCAGCTCGGCGACGCGGTAACCACGCTGCCTGACGGCACTGTCGTGATCAACGACAACACCCCGGACGCCGAGCAGCGAGTCAAGGATCTCGGCCTGGTGGTCAAGCAGCTCACGGACGGCAAGCGCGTTGTCGTGATCGACGCAGATACCTCGCATGCCGACCAGCAGATGTCGTCGTTCATGGACACCTACTCGAAGTTGGTGATTCAGCCGCGAGTGGCGCCGCCGACGTACACACCCGGCGATGCGGGTTCGGTAATCCTCCCGCAGGGCAGCCGAGCCGGCGGCGGCGTGGTCGATCCGTCCGGGCGGATCAGCGGCCCCGGCTCCGGAACGTCGGACAGCATCCTCGCCGCCGTAATGGGCGGCTCTGGCGGCTTCATTCGCGTATCGAATAACGAGTCGATCAACACTGCTGCGTCGACGCGGGCGAACTGGCCAGTCATCGCCGCAATGAACAACGGGGCCAACCTTGCGCCGTGGTTCAAGTCGATTCCCGGCCTGGCCGGCGGCGGCCTGGTCGACGGGCCAGACGTGCTGGCTGCGCAGAGCCTGTCTGGCACCCCGTACAGCAAGGATCAGCGATTCGACTGCTCGGGCTCTGTCGCTCGGGTGATCAACACCGCGCTCGGTACGGGCGGCGGGCTGATGACGACGAAGACCGCGCGGGAGTGGCTGGCTGCGCGCGGCTTCGTCGAGGGCTCAGGCGGTCCCGGCCAGATCTCGGTCGGCTGGTACGACCGCGGCCCCAACCCCAACGACGGCCACATGGCGATGACTCTGTCGAACGGCGTGAACGCCGAGTCTGGCGGGAAGAACGGCGTCTTTACGATCGGCGGCAACGCGGCCGGCGCGAACGACCCGCAGTTCGATCACCACATGTACCTGCCGCAGATGTTCGGCGAAGGGTTCGGCGGATCGAGCGGCGGCAGCAGTTGGGCGGCCGGCGGCGGCGGTGGCAGCTCGGCGGCCGGCGTCCCGGGGATCGGGCCCAACGGCGAATCGGGCTACTACACACCACCGGACGCGAAGACGGTCCGTGAGGCTGACGAGAAGGTTCGCGACGCCGACGATCGGGTCAAGGAAGCCGAGGCCCGACGCAGAGAGCTCGAAGCCGATGCCAAAGAGTCACAGAAGATTTCGGCCGACACCGCGGTGCAGAAGGCCACGAGAGAGGCCGCTGACGCGCGGGCTGATCGTGACGAGGCCCTCAAGGGCAAGTTCACCGAGGGCAAGGCCTCAGGCAGCTCGGGTGGCGGCGGATCTAAGTTCGGCGTGCCGGGGTCGCTGTCGGGCTTCGGATCTGCGATCGGCACGTTCCTCGACGGCCAAGTTAGCTCGGCGCTCGGCGTGCTCGGCGTGAATGAGTCGCCGGGCTGGCTGCAGGCGATCTCGCAGTTCGTCGGCGGGATCTCGATCGACCCGTCCCAGCGAGTCGATTCCGCCGGCCTCCCGGTCGCCGCCGGTGACGGCAACTACGGCAGTGCGGTGCCGGTGTCGGCGATCTCCCCTGGACTGCAGTCGGTGGCGCCGGATGCCAGCGACGTGCACGGCGCACGCGCAGGCCAATCCCCCGGCCCTGTCTTCAACACGACGATCCAGGGCACCGACGCCGAAGATGCCGTCGCGCACTTTCAGGGCTACGTGAACCGAGTAACCGCGTCGAGGTTGGGCTGACATGGCAGTAGCAACGATTACCCTCGCATCGACTAACGGCGATTCGGTGGTGGTGTCGGCGCCTAACGACGACTTCCTGGCCGACGAGATCATTCTCGATACCGACCCGAAGGGCGTCTACGACGTCGGGTTCACGACGCGCACACAGTCGGGTGCGTTCGAGATCGGCGGCCGGGTTATCGGCGAGTCGGTGCCGATCCGCGAGCTGGTGTTGCCGTTCTGGCTGACCACGGGCAGCCGGCCGCGATTCCAGCGGCTGTGGGGCACGCCGGGCAACCTACAGAAGGTGACGTGCACCTGGGACGGGCCATCAGGTCCGCGTCATCTGATCCTCAAGCTGGCCAGGGAAATTCAGTACACCACCGACGACGGCTTCGACGCCGACATCAGCGCCGAGTATCACGCCGTCGTGTCGGCGATCGCCGTGAACCCGATGTACGAAGGCGTTGAAGACAGCGCCCAGTGGTTGAATCCGAACAACCGCTACACCGTCGACGTCGACGCGGACGGCGGCACGTTCCCACTGACGTTCGGCGGGCAGACAGCGACCGAGATCGCCTACAACGCGTCGCTGACGGCGGTCCGCGACAAGCTGGCCGCCCTGTCCTCGGTGGGAGGGGCGGGGAATGTGTCAGTCACCGGTGCTGTGGGCCACTACACGATCTCCTTCACAGTGCCTGGCACGCTGACCGGCTCCGACGACGACTTGTGGAGCGGCATTCTGCACCTGGGGCCCAAGAGCCTCGACATCGACTACGTGCCGACCACCGCGTGGTTCGAGGTGTGGAATCCCACAGATCAGACTCTGTGGCTGGAATGGGCATTCGACCCGGCCAACGAATGGCAGTTCCCCGACTTTGGCTTCGACCAGGAGCGCAAGTGGGGCCGGACCGTCGGGCAGGATGCCGCGCGAATGATCGTGACCCCCAAGCTGACACAGATGCTCAGTGTGATGTCCGACCCGTTTATGGACACCTACGTTAACGCCGACCTGTCGAACGCTGCCGGGCTGTTCAACGGTGTTGAGCCGATCTACGGGGTCCCGCCGTACACCGGAACCGAAGATGATCCGATCCTGGTGCCGGTCGTATGCAGAGGCCCGCTAGGGGCGAAAGCCACACTGCGGCAACGCCGATTCTGGTCCGCTGAAAGCGGACTCGAAGCATGAGCGCAGAGGTTTTGGTACGCGCGGGTCTGATGACCGACATACCGCCATGCAGCTGCGGCAGGGCCATGCATCGGAACTGCGTCCACCACGGCCCCGCATGGCTGCGTATCCGTGACCGACTGGAGGCGTTGCGATGACGGTGGCGACGTTCGCCGAGCCGTTCACCGGTACCGGCAGCGGCGCGCGGCTGCCCCTCGTGCTGCCGTTCACCCTGGGCGGAGACAACCACGCCGATTTCATCGCTTGGGCGCGCGAGGTGCGCGAGTACCGCGTCGGGCGCGCCAACGAGCGGCCAGGGATCATGCTCTACGACGGCGACTGGGTGTACCGCGGCACTGTCTACGGCGAGATCGCCGGCAGCGTGAACGTCGAGGTCAACGAAACCGGCACCCTCCAGATTCGGCTCCCGATCGACCTCGACAACCCGCGTCGCACTTGGGCAGCGTTCTGGGCGCTCGACGAAGAATCCCGCGGCACCAGCAACATTCACGTCCGAGTCGAGACCATGGGCGGCCGGATCTGCGGCCGGATGCGCGCGAAGAACGGCGTCAAGGTTGTTCGCGGCGAGAAGGGCGACGAGGTCGTTATCGACTTCCTCGACGACGTCGAAGAGATGAAACACGTTCACACAGCGGGGAATCCGTTCCTCCCGATCAGTCTCATTCAGCAGCCCAAGGCGTGGATGCTGCTGGCGCAAGCCGATCACGGGATTCTGCTGACGTTGGCGTGCAACTTGCTTCGGCTGCAGTTGACCAATATCAGCGTCGAGGACATCCTGGCCCTGCTCAATCCTGCGAACTGGTTCAACGGGACGTTTCTTGATCACCTGACGCATGTGTGGGAGCAGTCACAGATTGTGGTCAAGCCGAACTACTTTGGCGATTCCACCGCACCACTCGCCCTGGTCGTCGGCAACATCAAGACGAGCATCTTCGAAGTCGCAGCACCCATCCTCGAAGACGCTGAGCTGCAATGGGATCTGCATCGGTGGTTCGACGGTGACCCCGAGCCATGGGAAGGTGCCGGCACCAACTGGCGCAGCGGAACCCTGTTCGTTGGCATCGCCAACAAGTCGGGATTCCGGACCGGCACAAGCATGGGCGGGAACCTCATCACGGGTCTATCCCGCACGCTCGCCGACGTGCTGTCCAATCACGTCGAGGACAGCTACGACCTGATCACCGGCGAGACGATCGACGAAACCGGATACCGACTGCCGGGCATTCTCGGCACGCTGCCCGCACATCCGTACGTGGTGTACCGCGACGGCGACATCACAGGGATTCAGACGTCGGAGTTCTCGCGGTCGCCGGGCGGCGCTGGCCGGATCACCGTCGGGGGCCAGTCGATGCCTGGCGTAAATGAGCTCATCTCCGGGGCCATCAACTACGGCGGGGATGTATTGGGCGACAACCTATCTGCGGCAATCAGCGCAGGTATCGGCTTCTCGCTCTCGGTGGGTTCGCTGGGTGGTGCGATCGACGCATTTCTCAACCCGATCTACCGCGACTCGATCTTGGCCTACATGTCCGTGGGGCTACTCGCACGGGTGTCGAAGCAGGGCTGGGGCCACTACCTCGAAACTGCGAGCACGACGGTCACGCAGGCCTTCACCGCCGCATCGGCAATGGATCTACGGGCACGCCGCCGTGAGACAGACCCCGACACGGCCTTCACGCTGCAGGTGGCCAATGCCTGCCCGTGGCTGATCGGCGACAACGGATTCGGGCACTGGTGGCTCGGCGATCGTGTCGGCGGCACCTCGAAGTACCTGATGCCACGGGTGTACGTGCGCCGCTGTCGGAAGCTGTCGTTCGACTGGGGCGAGGGAAAGCCCGTTGCGATCGGGGCGCAGTTCGGCGACACCCGGAGCGAGAAGGACGCAATCGAACGGATGACCGGCCTCATCGCGAAGGCGATGGGCGGCTTGCAACAGCAGGGGATGTGGTGATGTCAGAAGAAGATCAGTTGTCTCCAGAGTCCGTTAAGGCGCTCGCGGACAAGGTTATTGAGTCGAGCGTTATCCCGAAGAAAGTTCCTGAGGTCGATGACATCGACGGGCAGACGAAGGCACTAGGCGGGGCGTTGTCGTCGGCGCTGCTGACCGCCACCGAGATGCCGCTGCACGTGCTGGCGCCGGTGGTGGCGGATCTTGCTTCGCAGATGGTCGCCCTCGGTATCCGGCAGACCGAGCACGTCGACCCGGACGCGGTCCATGCCCCAGCGTGGATCACCGACGGCGTCAAAGAGCAGTCGGTGAAGCTGCCCGATCCGCCGAAGCACACCGACGCAGAGCCGGCGGTCGCGCGGACCGCGATCGCACCGGAAGCACCGGCGCGGATCGCGAAGAGACTGAAGGCCGTTCGACAGTGACAACACCGGGCGGTGTCCCCAACCTGCCAGCAGGCGCGCTGACGCTCGACACGATGCAGTCGCGGCTGCAGGACATGTCGGCGTCGGCGCATCGCAGCCGGGCCGCGGCCCGGGTGCCGTCGACGTTCCATAGCTCTAGCGGCGGCAACCCGCTGGGCGACCTGTCGCCGTTTGGCTTCCTGACGAGGGTCTTCGCTGACTTCAGCGCCCGGGTAGCGACTGCCGACCCGGGTGACATCGACGGCCCCGAAGACCTACCCAATCTGCTGCTCGACTTCATCGAGTCACTCCCGATCATCGGGCAGTTCGTCACGCTGTTGGAAGCGATCAACGGCAACTATGACGGTGACGACGAAGTGCTGTTGGCGATCCAAGACATCAACGCGCCGATGCGAAAGTTGTTGCAGCTCCTCACCGGCCACGATGTCGGCTGGCCGACGGCCGACGATGTCGGAAACGGCTGGATCCATCTACACGACGCCGTGCAGAACAAGATTCAGGGCGTCATCGACCGTATCTACAACGCGTTCGCCAACCTGGGCGAGATGCTCGACACCAACAACCCACTGAACTACGTCATCGACGCCATCCTCGGTATCTTCGACGCCGCCAGAGCAGGAGGGGCGAAGGCGCTGGCGCTGGAATCCCGAGTACGGGCGTTAGAGTCCGCCGGCAACACCATCACGTTGATGTTCAACGGGACCGCGCAGACGCCACTTCCGTCTGCGGAGTACGACATCCGCCGCATGGGAGGCGGTGCCGGCGACATCGGCACCGATGGCAAGGGCAACATGGTGTGGAAGCCCTTCGGGGCTGGCAGCCGAATCGTGTTGGCCCGCTACAAGCTCTCTGCTCTGACTGTGGACAACGGGCACATTCAGGCGATGTTGGCGACTAATCCGCAGCCCTACATCTTCGATGACGCCTACACCTACATCACGTTCCGTGAGAACGCCGATCTCGACACGATGATGCGCCTGCGGATCGGATTCGACACGATCCGCCTGCAGGCGATGGTCGCCGACGTGATCACCGATATCGGGCCAGAAGCCGAAGTTGATCCCAAGGCCGGCAACGATCTCGACATTTGGTTCGGCAACGACGACGACGGCCCGCGCGCATTCACCGTCGCACTTCTGGGCGAAACGATCATCGACGTCGTCGACACCGACGAGGTTTCGCAGGTGGGCAGCGACTTCCGTGGCATCGGGGTCGGGATGGAAACAGGCAACTACTTGATCATCGGCCAGAACAGGCCATCAGGACTCAGCGTCGTTACTGCATCGGAGGTTGTGTAAATGGGTATGTTTGATAGCGGTCCGGTCCACTTGGACTCTCCTGCACAGCTTTTCGAGGTACTGCAGGAACTCGCTGGCGAAGACGCCCTGACGTGGCGCGGCGTCATCGACGTGTGGGGCGAGCAGAACCCGCCCGGCCCGGCGAAGTGGCGTCTTCAGCTCAACGACGACAAGGGCAACAAGGTCACCGCGCAGGTCGGCGACTATCTGGTCCTCACCTACGGCCGTCTGCTAGTCCTGGACGCTGACGAGGTGACGGCGTGACCGTTAAAAACGACTGGTCCAACGGCCAGATAGTCACTGGCGCGAGCCTTAATGAGGTCGCTATCGCGGTGAATGCGATGCTGGACCTCCTGGTGGATGCTGTCTTTGATTTCGATCCCCGGTTGGATGACACCCGCAACCCGATCACTGGCAGCGTCACGCTGGATAAGTTGGCTGCGACGCTGGCCGCTGCTATTTCGTATCTCAGTGGGTCCGGCACAGTGCTGCGACTCGGCCGAAACTCGGACGACTCCGTACAAGCTACCCAGGTCGAGGTGTGGGTTGACGACGACGGGGCGCCGAGTGTTCGGGTAGCGCGGTGGAACTCTAGCGGTGAATATATTTCGGGCAATTTGCAGGTGGGTGGGAACACTGATGCGTTGACCCGGTCAGTCCAGGTCAACGCGGCAGCGGGACAAACCCGGGAAGTCTCGTTCCGAACCGCCAATTTGGCCCGCTGGGTGATTGGTGCAAATGCTGATCCTGAGACCGGTTCGGATGCTGGATCCAACTTCGTTATCAGATCACGCACGGACTTGGGCGCGGCGAAAACCACTGTGGTGTCGATTGATCGGCAGACCGGGGTGGTCACCTTGAGTGGGGAGTTGGTGACTCTCGCCTCCACAACGACCCGCGCGGGTTTAAACATCCCCCCGGGAACGGCACCAACGGCTCCGGTGAACGGGGATGTGTGGGGCACTAGTGCTGGGTTGTTCGCCCGAATCAACGGGACGACAGGACAATTGGCGACCGCCGCCGACGTCGCGACGGCCATCAACAATCTGATCAACGGCGCTCCGGGCGCGTTGGACACTCTCAAGAAGCTGGCTGACGCGATCAATGACGATGCGAGTTACGCGGCGACGCTCACCGCAGCGCTCGCCCTGAAAGCCCCGCTGACCGGTGCGTCGATGACCAGCCTGGAACAAAAAGACGCCACCGACAGCAGCAAGAAACTGAAGCGGGGATTGTCGACGATCCCGGCCTCAACGACCCGGGTGATGATGGCCCCCGTTGCCAGGACCACCCAATTCGCGCTGACTAACTCGACTACTGAAACCGACGTCGTATCAATGACGTTGGAGGCGGGGGCGTTGACCGCAGGGTCGACTTTTCGGATTCGGGTGGCGGGCAGCGTCCGCAATGCTGCGTCGTCGGGGATATTGACGTTCAAGGCTTATATCGGGACGAACGCCGCGCCGCAAACCTTCATCGCAGTGCCGAACCAGGCCAGTTCCGGTTCCCACAAAGATATTTACGCCGAGTTCGACGTCACGGTCCGCACCGTCGGTGCGTCAGGAACATTCACCGCAGGCGGGTCCGGGCTGTGCACACTCAGCGGCTGGAACTCGATCGGTTCGACCACTACAGGAACCTCAGTGGTCGACACCACCGCAGCAAGCCCCGTAGTGAAGCTAACAGCCCAGTGGGCGAACGCCTCAAGCCTCAACGAGCTGCTGCTGGAAACCGCGATCATTGAACAGGTGGTGTGATGATGGACTGCCGTATCTATGACCCGACGGTCACATCGCAGACGGTGTGGGATCCCTACACCGACCCGTCGGGTTTGACGTACTTCGCAATGGCGTCGATTGCTACGTTTGGCGACAGGTTGTTCTTCGCCGTCGCTGCCAACGATGGCGGGGCGGAAGGCGCTGCCGGGCAAGCAATCTGGATGAAGACCTCCGATGATGGCGGCGCAACATGGTCTGAGGCGTTCCAGCCTTTCGGCGATTCGGACTACTGCACTAATCCGATCACCGAGCCCGGCTGGTCAACCCAGTGGCAGCCGTGCTTCGTGCGGGTCGGAACCGAGTTGTGGTGCCAATGGTTCGACACAGCGTTTCACTACCTGTCGAAACTGACTGCGCCTGAAGGCAAATGGACAACGCAGCGGTTCATGTTCGACTCCAGCAACAACTACAAGCCGATCCTGACCGATGATCTGACGAGCTACGGCCTCCAAGATGACGGGCTCACCACCTTCCCTATTTTCGACGGCTCCGAGTGCTCGGCGGCGTCGTCGGCCGATGGGCTGGTGCTCTCTGATGGTCGGGTTGCTCTGCCGGTCACGTTCACCTCGGACGCCTACACCACCACCCCCGACATAGCGAGTTCATTCACCCGGCACATCAAGTACAACGGTGTGCTGTTCGGTGACGGCGACAACAACTGGACCCTGACCCGTATCGACACCAGCCTGTTCGGCGACTTCACCGCCTGGGAGCCGGTCGTATTTGAAGATCCCGGCGGCAACATCTTCGTCCTGTCCCGCAACCTCAACATGTCCGGCACCGACGATGACATGTTCCTCGTCGCATCGAGTACCGATGGGGGGCAGACGTTTACACCGTCGGTGTCGGCGAAGCTTCGAGTCCCGAGCGCTCGAATCGGGGTTAAGCAGGTCGGGCGTCGCCGCTGGGTGATGACGACCTGCGACAGTCGCGTTCACTCCACGCGGGCTATCGAGCAGAACAGTGTCAATGCCCGCAAGAACGTCGCCCTGTTCATGTCACGGCGGGGTGTCCCGGACTTCGGTCCGGGGATCAACATCAGCGGCGACGACGTGTACACCAACTACCCCCAGGCGTGCGTCGACGGCGAGGACTTACTGGTGGCCTTCAATGTCGGTCTCGGCGGCAGCGGCAACGCCCCGACCGTCATGAAATTGGTTCGAGTGTCCCCGCTACCAGATGACCAGTACGCCTGGATCCATCCCCGCAGCAACGCCCGAATTGACCCGCCAAGCCCAGTCGACCCCGCCTACGTGGATTCCAGCCCCGACTACCTGAATTTCGTCGGGAACAACAAAGTCGTGTCGACCACGGCGGTCACCGCCACAACGGGACTCACCTATTCCGCGTGGGTGCTGTGGACGACCACTGACTGCGATTCGGTCATCGACGCCCGCTACACCGGCGGGGGAACGCCGTTCTCCAATTCGTTCGGCCAATCCTTCGCCCGCACTGGGCTGTTCCTGGCGGGGATGAGTTTCTTGCACGGCGAGACCCTTGCCTCGGGAGTCCCGACCTTCCTGTCGGCGTCGATCGACAACACGGCGCAAACCATCACCCTGTACACGGCGCAGGGCGGCGCGAACTTCACCACGAAAACCTGCTACTACAAGTCGATCCTGTTCTCCGGCCTGCCCTCTGACGGCGAGACGGTCACCATCAACGGGACGACCTACACGTTCCGCGCCTCCGCCTCGCTGGCCAATGAAGTGACCATCGGGGCGACCCTGGCCGACCTCGGCACCAACCTATCCACGAAGCTCCGCGCCAATGCGATGCAGGCCGGCGATGTCGGAGACGGTCGCGTCCTCCTCGCTCGCACCGACTATGCCGCGTTCTCGGTGACGAGCGGGTCCGCGGTGCTGAGTGTGGAATCCGGAATGCCACTCAACGCCTCCCACGCAACCTTCGGCTACAAGAACATCAGCGGCTCTAGCCAGCGGCCGTGGTTTGGCCGCATCTACGAAGGCCGCGTCTACTCGTCGGCCCTGTCGATTGCGAACATGCGGTCGCTGTACAACCGGCTCGCCTCCCCCCTCGGCCACTCCGACATCACTGGGACGAGCACCACACCGGGAACGCCTCTGCTGTTCCTCGACGCCTCCAGCCGGGACCTCACTGAGTTTCCACTGGTCGGCTCCGCGCCCGACTATGACATCGACGGCGCCATTCTCACCCTCAACGGCGAGACCTCCGCCTTCTGCGAACTGCCGTATGGGGCGAATCAGCTCACGATCAAATTCAAGTTCGGCGCCGAACCTGTCAGCGCCGAACGGTATGTGATCGCCGCCTTCGGCGACGGCGACACACCAGCCCGCCTGTACATCGACGGCGCTCACCCCCATGACCTGTACCTCCAAGACCGGTACATCGACACCGTCACCCCCACTGACTGGAACACCGTCACCGTCATCGTGTCCACCAACAAGGTCTCCATCAACGGCACCGAATACTTCTTCACCGGCAAACCCCGATGTTTCCTCGGCAACGCCTATCCACAAGGGTTACTCGCGTCAACGAAGGCAACCCAGTTCGACGCATCAGCCATGTCGGTGAACCGCGCATGATCCCCTCTCGACGCGGGTCTTAAAGACCCTCTGCCCCAACAACATTGCCGGCGGTTCCCTACCTCAAGGGGGCGCCGGCATTGCTCATTCATGAGGAGGAATAGATGACCGACTACGACACCCCCAGGCTTCCGACTCGGGTGCGAACGCTGACGCGGAACTGTGATCACAAAATCACGCTGCGGCGAGTCGATGCACCCGTCGACGGCAACCCGATCGACTGGCCAGATGGCGCCGAAATCTATTGCCTGATCGACATCGACCCCAAGGTGCCCGAGCGGGTCGACGGAGTGATCGACGGCTCTCTAGTCACCATGCGGATCGAATCCGAGATCGCTGACCTCTGCAAAGACGAAACCACCTACCGCGTCGTCATCTCGACAGCTGCAGGTTCCGAACCGAGCTTCGAGCAGCCGCTGCGGCTGGGCTACTTCGAGAGGAACGACGGAGAGTGAGCACGTACTACTACGAGGTAGTCGGCGAAGGCGTCGAAGGCGTTGTCACCGAACCCATTAACGACACCGTCGCCCTCGAAGGGCCAGCTGGGCCTTCCGGACCGACTGGACCCTCCGCACCCGGACCGACAGGGGCCGCAGGCCCGACAGGGGCAACCGGACCCACCGGAGCCACGGGAGCGACAGGCCCGAGCGGCGCGACTGGCCCGACTGGTGCGGGAGCTACTGGCGCCACCGGAGCTACTGGTGCCACCGGCTCGACTGGTCCTACTGGTCCAGCAGGGCCGACGGGTGCTACCGGGAACCAAGGCCCCACGGGCGCGACCGGCCCCACAGGATCGGTAGGCGCGACGGGTGCCACGGGTGCCACGGGTGCCACCGGAGCCACGGGCGCTACCGGTCCGACTGGCTCGCAAGGCGCCACGGGGCCGACCGGCGCCACGGGCGCTACCGGATCGGGCTCGACCGGGGCCACCGGCGCCACTGGCCCAACCGGCAGTGTCGGCGCCACCGGTCCGACGGGACCGACTGGGCCTACTGGCCCGACTGGAGCCACTGGCGCCAAGGGCGATCGCTTCGAGATCGACGGAGTCGGCGACTACCCGCTACCCGCCGCCAGCGGTCACCTGCACGAGCTGTGGGTCACGTCATCGGACGGCCAGGTCTACTGGTCGAACGGAACCGACTGGATCTGGACAGATCTCCGAGGCGCCCCCGGGCCGACTGGCGCAGCCGGCCCCACCGGTCCCACTGGCGGCACCGGCCCCACGGGAGCTACCGGCCCGACGGGGAGCACCGGGGCGACGGGGCCGACAGGGGCGACAGGCACGGGCGCAACAGGACCGACCGGCCCGACTGGGGCTACCGGGGCCACTGGCGCGACCGGGGCTACCGGGACTGGTGTTCGTGGTATCGGATCCACCGGCAGCTCTACGGCTCCGACCATCGACACGAGCCTGTACGAGGAGTTCTACTGCACGGCGCAGACGGCGGCCTTCAACCTGTCGACGAACCTGTCCGGCCAGAAGAGCGTGCTGATCGGGGTCTATACGGCCTCATCTCAGACCATCACCCTCGGCTCGTCGATTGACGCGATCGGCGTGACCGTCCCATCGGCAACAACAGCCGGTAAGTGGCACTACTTCGGCATCGTCTACAACGCGACCGCAGGCAAATACCACTGCATCGCGTTCGGGGTGCAGGCCTAAATGGGCATCGCAGCTGTCGGCGCTGCCACGACATTCGATAGCGGCGCCACGAACATCGGCACGGGCGGCCAGTCGGTGGCTATCAGCCCCACTGCCGGGAACTTCCTGGTCGCCGTGGTGTTCATGCGAGGCAGCACATCTAGTGCGGTGACGGTGACACCCACCGGCGGCACCGCGACGTTTACCTCGCAGCTCGCGCAGCTGGGTAACTCCACCTACCTGCACATCCTGACGGCTAAGAACATCGGAGCCGGCATAACCGCGTTGACGGTCGCGCCGAATGTTGCTGCGCGAGGCGACATCTGGATTCGGGAGTATTCCGGCGTCGACGGCACAACACCGATGGACGTCGCCGCCGCGAGCGGCGCGCTCGCGAACTCGACGACGCTGTCCCCTGCCTCGTTGTCCCCGGTCACCCTCGGCGCCGTTGTCATCGCAGCGTGGGGCGCTTCGGCGAACTTCGGTTCGTCCTCGCCCTACCCCGCCGCCTCGGCCGGCCCGGTCGCCCACTCGGGCACCAAGGCTGGCAACGGGTGGGCCTCGGAATACAACAAGTGGAGCAACGTCGGCACCAACCACGGCATGGTCGTCGGCTCGAACGTCGTGAACGACATCGGCGCCTATCAAGCGGATTGGACGCCGTTCCTCTCCGCTGCCGCCGTCGGCGGGGCCATCGCGCTACGCCCTGCCCCGACCCCGTCTGCTGACGACTTCTTCCTGATGTTCTGACCGGCGCTCCCGGCCGGCATCTCTCGAATTCGTAACCACTGCAACACCAATCGGAGGTATTTGCTATGAGCGATCCAACCTGGCTGCCTGACGTCCTGCGGGCTGAAGGGCTGCAATGCGACATCTACCCGGGTGCGTTCGAGCGTGGACACGGCGACTTCGGCGAGATCTGGGGCGTGGTCGATCATCACACCGGCAGCTTCGGCGAGACCCCGCGCGGCATCGCCGAACACCCGAGCCTCGGGCTGGCGTCCCAGCTCTACCTCAGCCCCGACGGCAAGTACACACTGTGCGGGGTCGGGGTCGCCTGGCACGCCGGCGCCGGGTCCTGGTCGGGGCTGCCGGCCAATAACGCGAACTTCCGCACCATCGGCATCGAGGCCGCCAACGACGGCGGCGGATCACCGGGGAAGCCGCATCACTCCCCCTGGTCCAACCGGCAGTACGAAGCCTACGTCCGGGGCAACGCCGCCATCCTCAAGCACCTCGGCCAGCCCGCCTCCCACTCGATCGGGCACAAGGAATGGGCCGGTGCGGCACAAGGGAAGTGGGACCCGGGCGGCATCGACATGGGCCTATTCCGCGCTGACATTCAGTCCGCGATGGGCGGTGTCGCCCCGGCGCCCGCGCCTGTCGTCGAGGTGCCGGGTGTGCCCGCCGCGTATGCGAACTTCGGCGTCATCCGGATCGGCGACCAAGGCATCCGGGTCATCTCGTTGCAGACCCGGCTCAAGCGGAATTACTCGAAGATCGTCGTTGACGGCTACTTCGGCCCCGACACTCAGTCCAAGGTCCGCGACTACCAGCGTCTACACCCGCCGCTGGTCGCCGACGGGCAGGTCGGACCCGCGACTGCCGCGATGCTGAAGCTGGTCGGCTGATGTCCTGGGCAACGCCGCAGAAGGTCGGCGACCGCGACCCGTCCATCGCCGTCGCCAAGGACAAGCTCAAACGCTTCACCTACGGCGCCGCCGAAGGGTTCGGCACCACTGACACCAGCGACCTCTACACCGAGGGATTCGGGCGTGCCCTGCCGAGATTCCAGAACAACCGCAACGCTGAAATCGACCGCGGGACAAGGAAGGCCCCGAAGATGGCGGCGATCGGCGCCCTGGACTGGGCCACCAAGCGGCAGCTCGGCATGCTCGACCCGGCCCCGCCGATCGTCCCGACCGCCAAGCCGAGGCACCCCGCGTTCGTGTTCCGCGGCACCGGCGGAATTCAAGGCCTCGACTACGTCAGCCGGGTATGCCAGGCCAACGCCGACCTCGTCGAGGAGATCAATACGCCGTGGTCGGCCGCCATGGGCGGAATCCCTGTCGGCGCGGCCGGCAACGTGAGCGACCCGTCGATGTGGCGGGGAGTCCACGAGGCCTTCGACGCGTGGGAAGGCGAATTCCACCGCCGCCTGAGGCTGAACCCGCGCATGAAGTGCGTTGTCGGCGGCTACTCGGCCGGCGCAGTCGTTGCCGCACTGGTACGTGAGTATCTGCTGGAGAGCTTCCCCGACAACTACCTGTGCTCATTCAGCCTCGGCGATCCCACCAGGCCAGCCGGCGGCAGTTTCTATCGCGGTATTGATCCTGGCGGGCAAGGGATCTCGTCATGGCGCTACGGCGATGTCACCGACTGGCGTCATTGCTGGGCCACCAACGTCAGCGACCCCAACCGGCCCGACATGTACGCGCGGGTTCCGCTCGGCAAGACCGGCGAGATCATGCAAGACGCCTACGACCTCGTGACCCGCGTCGAGCTGGCGAATCCTGTTGCGACAGTGCAGAACATGGTCGCGGTGATCCCCGAGATCTGCGCCGATGCCGGGATCCTCGTGCCCGACATCCTCGGCGCACTGTCGAACGGCACACCCGGCCTCGCCGGCTACGGCGCCCAGTTGCTGGCCGGCGCCCTAGCCGGACTGATCGGGCGCGGCAACCCCGACACACTCACCGGGACCGCAGCCGCAGCCAAAGCCGCGCAAATCGCGCTGACCTTCGCGCTCGACAACCCGCCGACGAAGCCGCACATCACCTACGAATTCGCCGAGGTCTGGCCAGGCCAAACCTACCTCGGGCTGTGCGCCCAGCATGTCCGCGAATGGGCCAGTCGTGTCATACCGGCCGCCGCCTGACGCGCCGATCAACCCGGCGGTACTCGCCGCACTCCTCTGGGGCGGGCTCTACAGCATCACCAGCGTTGCCCTCGCATTCGTGCTTGCCTACAACAACATTCGGAAGGACACCGACATCGACATGACCGACATCTTCGAGGTGATTACCAACGTCCGGAGCCGCCGGTGGGGAATAGCGGCAGAGCAGGCCCGCGCGCTGCTCTACCTCGTGGTTCCGCTCATCATCGCCGCCACCGACGACACTCACTCGGCCAGCTGGATCGGCTTGGCCAGCTCGATCCTCGCCCCGGCCCTCGCGTCATGGAAGTCGGTCACCACCCTGCGGACGAACCTGCAGTTAGTGATCGCCGCGCTCCAGGGCGTGCTGGTCGGCCTGCATCTGCTGACGGACTCCACGTACACCACTTGGGCGCAGATCGTGCTCGCGGTGATCGGTGGTGGTGTCGCTGCGGCCAACGTCCACGCTCGGTGACCGCGATCTGGGAATCGCTGTGGATCGCCTCCGAAGCGTACGAGCCTGACGACGCGGTTGGATTGGCTGGCCTGTTCATCATCGGACTGCCCGCATCAATCTCCGCTGTCCTGGCTGGTCTGGCTTTGTGGCGTCAGCGGGGCACCCCGATGCGCGCCGACCTCGAAGAGATGCGCAACGAGATGCTCGCGGGGTTCATACAGGTCGGACGCGATATCGGCGGCCTACGCGAAGAGATCCGCACCGAACGCACCGAGCGCATCGAAGGCGACAAACGCAGGTAAGCGGGAGAACGAAACTACCGCCAGATCCAGAACGCGAGAACCATCTCAGTCACCCACGCCCCAAACGCGACAATCACGAACGCGCCAAGCCACTTCGACCGCCATACCGGAGCGTCCCAGCCGGACGCCGGCGGTTCCCATCTAGCCCGCCGGGCCGCCGCCCGCTGAGCCTTCGAGCCCTTGCCGGCAGCGCCGATCACCTTCGTGTCGTAGAGCCCAATCCCGCCTGGTGCTCGAATCGTGCGCCGATACTTGCCGTCGGACCCGCGACTCACCCGCACCGGACCCACTCCCGCGCTGGTCGAGATCCCGCGATGCGTCAAAGTGAAACGGAACGGCCCGACCTTCTTCGACTTCCGGAACTGCGCCACGGCGCGCAGACTAACACCGTCGCGACGGGGTCAGGACGCAGCCTGTCCCCTCCATGGGTCGAGCCGATTGATCGCCTCCCGGTGTAGACGCTGCGGCGTCTTGGTATAGATCTGCGTCGTCGCCAGCGATGCGTGTCGCAGAAGGTCACGGATCGTCAGAAGGTCGGCGCCGTCGTCTAGCAATGTGCTGCCGAACCAATGTCGCAGCTTGTGCGCCGTCCCGGGGACTTCGGCGCGCTGCATTACCAGGCTGACGATGTGCGACACCGACTTGCCCAGAATGTGCTCCCCTGGCCTCGTCGAGTTCGACGGATACCAGATTCCCCGCCGCGGCATTGTCTTGGCGACCTCGATCAGCAGCGAATGCATGGGCACCGACCGGCTCTTGTGGTTCTTCCCGTCGATCCACACTGACAGGCTGTCCAGGTTGTAATGCTCGCCCTGCGTTGCCGCGACTTCGCTGCACCGCTTCCCGGCGCACACCATCTCCAGAATCATTATTCGAGTTCGGTGATGCATTGGCGTGGTGAGCAGGCGGACGAGGCCGTTGTCGGAGACTGGCTGTGGCTCGCGGTCGGGCGCCGGCGGTCGCTTCAGCTTCACCATCGGATTGTCGATTCGACGGTCGGTGACCTGGAGCCAGTGATACCAGGCCTTGAGGTAGCCGAAGTAGGTGCCGGCGGTGCCGAGCGACCATATGTGGCGATGCTCAGCCATCCACTGGGCGATCTCTAGAGAGCTAGCGCTACTGGGCTGAATTCCGGTCTCATGACCGAATTGCGTGAGGACTCGCGTGCGCTCACTGATAACGGTGTACGACCGATGCTCGCCATGCATCGACAATGCCCAGTCGTCGAGGTGTTGAACTTTCACGCCTGTTAATTCGCTGTGAACGGGCTCAAGGTTTCGTATTGTGAGCCTTTTCGCAATCGATTTCATGCGCTAACCCGGGCGTGGATTCTTGAGTGGGTTCCCCGGTATCTATCCAGGTCAACGATGTTTTCTGAGTGTCCTTCTTCGGAGCAGAAGGCCGCAGGTTCGAATCCTGCCGGGGGCAC